TATGTTGGTATCTTAGACGCAGTACAAGCGTCATACACACGTTTTATCATAGGAACACCATCTAACATACATAGTGGCTTTCCATCGAAGCGTGTGCTACCGTATCTAGCGGGTATTAGTATAGCTGTATTCATGTATTTCCTTTACTACTTTTTTAAAGTCTGTTAAGTGTAATGCATTAGGTCCATCACTTGGAGCATTGTCTGGGTCGTGGTGTACTTCTAAAAAGAAATTTGTAATACCCAAAGCACTACCTGCACGACATAAGCCAGGAACGTAATCGCGGTTGCCGCCGCTACTACTTCCATTGCCGCCTGGTTTCTGAACTGCGTGTGTGGCATCAAGCACCACAGGAGCATTAATATTATTAAGCATGTAGTCCAGGCCGGTAAAGTCAACAACAAGTGTATTATATCCAAAACTTGTTCCTCTCTCAGTTATCCATACTTCTTTAGCACCTTCTGTTTTTGACAATATGTTTTCTACATCCCACGGTGCTAGAAACTGGCCTTTTTTAATATTGACAATTTTATTTGTTTTACAAGCCGCTTGTACTAAGTCAGTTTGTCTACACAAAAATGCAGGTATTTGAAGTGCATCAACAATGTCATTATAGTATGCACCTATCTTTAATATTTCATTTTGGTTGTGAACATCAGTAATAATTTTTAAGCCAGGAATGCGTTCTTTTAATTCAGCAAATGCTTCCATTGTAGTTGCTAAGCCTTGTCCTCTAATTCCTTTTAGATTAGACCTATTAGCTTTGTCGTATGATGCTTTAAAATAATAGTCGATGCCGTATTTGTCACAAACTCCTTGACACTCCATAGCAATTTCTAAACTTTTTTCTAGTGTTTCGTGTTGACACGGTCCTGCGATAATCCTCATTTTTCTTCCTTCATTATATAATAAGTTGTTATTAATTTATTCATTATTTTTTTTAATGTAGTGTTTTGTTCTGTTAGGTCACATAGATCTTGCCATTCAGAGTAGTCTAATAGTTTGCCTTGTGCTCTTGCAACAGCACCCGGATCACCACCTATTACCCATCTTGGTATTTTATTATGTGGAGCATCTCTATATCGTGCATATACAACACCGTTAGCTCTTTCGTATATCAGTGCTTCACCTGGAATTAGTTTTTCTGATTGCAACATCAAATTTTCCTTTCTTATAATTTTGATAAATTATATCTCCATTAAAAATATTTAACTTATCAATCCACCAGTCTGGAGTTTCTAATATTAAGTGTGCATTCCGTCCGTCTGGTAAACTTTTACGTGCAGGCAATGTATCAATACGTAGCCAAAGATATTCGTTTGATAAATGATTCATGTTATCAAGAACACCGTCTAAGTACTCTGGTTCTATATGTTCTAATACATCAACACTGTATAACATTTGAAAGTTTCTTACAGGCATAGTCTCGTATTTTTCTACAGCAGGATCATATCCTGTAAATTGTATGCTAGGATACTTTTGTTGTAAATGCTGTAGCATAAGTCCTTTACCACAACCGTAGTCTAAGGCTTCAGTAACTGACCAGTCTAGCATACAACTTTCTAATACACCTAACTTTTTTACCTTGCCTCCAAAGCCTTGTGGCCTTTTTGGATCGTTATGTAATGCTTGAAGTTGTTTTAAATACCATCCTGATGTTAGCATTTATTTTACCGAAGTACCTACTGTACGTCTAACAATATCGTCATGGTTAAATTCAGCCCAGTATAGTTCAAATGCTACACCGTCTTCTAAACCTTCAAACTGATGTACCTTTCCAGGCTTAACTTGCATAAAGTCACCCGGTAATAAAATTGTTTCGTCAACAAGACCTTCTTGGTCATCTTGCCAAACTCGAACAAGCATCTTTCCTGATTCAACAAAGAATCCGTTCCATTTAAATTTATGCTCGTGTTCTGAACATTTGAACCCACCTTTATATTCAATACGGTGAAATTCTAATACTCCGTTTGCATGGATCAGTTCCGTCTGACCCCAAATCTTTCCTGCTTTTAATGTCATTGTTTACTCCTTGTTATAACAGTTTAGAATAGTCAATTAGTTCGCTTTGTCTGCTTATATCTTTAACAAAAAATGCACACTCGGGTTTATTACCTTCGGTGATAGGCACAGACAAAAGATGTCCTGGTTTCATTTTAGGGAAATACCATTTAACATCATTATAAAAATTAGTTATCTTAATATCCGCAAAATCCAACTTATAGCTGGACAGTGGATTAAACAATAAAGCTTCAAAGCCTCTATCATTTATACTTGTAAGTGGTAACACTTCACAGTCGCCACCACTCCATTGATCTCCTATTGCTATACTCCAATCAATAGGCATTGTTATCTCTTGTCCTTTAATCTCCATAACCATTGCAGGACTGTTAAAGCTCTCTACAAAAATTAAAGGCATAAAAAAGAAGTCTGGATCATTTGCATCCGAATTATCTAGTACACTAAATCTAACATCTTCAGTTATTTCTTCTGGAAGATTATTTAAAGAAAAGCATTTATTTTCTAACGTTAATATCCTCATATTAATTCCAATTTATTTTTTCTATTGTAAATGGATACTCTGCCTCTTTGTAAAACTTTTTACGTTGAGTTAGATGTCGCTTCGCAAACTTACACGTTGATGTTAAGTCCCAAATTTGAACGAAGTCTTTGTCTTTTGCCTTTCTTACGCCTCTGCCTATACTTTGTATTACCCGGACAAAACTTTTCCCAGGCTCAATGAGAACAAGATTAAAAATACGCGGTATATTAATACCGACAGACGCGACACCGTATGTGGCGATAACGACATGGTTAGTTCCTTCATTGATTTCATCATATGCCTCCTTGCGATCTTTTAATTTTACATCGCCTTTTACAAACACACTTCCTGGTATAAGCTCTGCTAATAACTCACCTGCAGATATTCTGTCTACTAGTATTAATGTATTGCCTGTTTGTTTTACATTGTTTAAAAGTTTTCCTATATACTCAATTCTTTTTTTATCCGTAACAAGATACTTTAATTCTTCTTGATAGTTTCTATGTTCAACTGTATCTATTAGTTGACAAATATTAACATGACATTGTGATAGTACACCTTTGTCTTGTAATTCTTTTGCAGTAATGTTTCCAATTACTGGGCCTAGACTTGCATGAATACTTTCAAATTCAAAACTTTCTTTTGGTATAGTACCAGTTAGTCCCCAACGTATTGGAGCATTTTTTAAATTACGTGTTAGTAAGTTTTTAAGTACTTCTGCTTTAGCTTGGTGTACTTCGTCAACAATAATTGTGCTTACACCATCTAGAAACTCTGCTAGTGATAATACTGCTGAGCCATCCTTATGCTTCTTGTCAAGTATATTCAAACTTTGCCAAGTGCATATAGTATGAGTCTTACCTAGCTCTTTTCTGTCGCCAAAGTATACACCTACATCAAGACCACAATTTATATAATCTTCTTCTGTTTGTGTAACTAATGATTTGTTAGGCACAACAATTAAACTACGCCCATATGTTTCTGTTATATGGGAAAGTGTTGCAGTAGTAATTGTTTTACCTGCACCTGTTGCAATTTCTTGTAAGCTCTGTGGGTGCTTAAGAAAGTTATTAATTGATTCTACTTGATAGTCACGCAGAATAATCTCTTCGCCTTCTGCTGGATGACCTTTAGGCCAACGTACTCCTTGATCAGCCCAGTAGCGTTCTGTAACTGAGTTAAATTGTAAATCCACATGTTGTCTATGATCTACAATATCAGTTATTTCAATATTATTTTTTTGTAGAATGTCAACAACAGTATCAAGATGATTAACATAACCAGTGCCACCAATACCAAAGAAAGCAACTTTGCCATCCCATCGTCCTAGTTTATATTGTGGCATATAACGTGCATACGGAACTTCAAACTTTAATGCATTAGCAATTTTTCGTCGTACGTCAACCTCTAGTCCTTCTAGTTTAATGTTTACTTCATCCTGAATTATTAACCTACAACTGTTCAAATTTTTTGCACCTTCCGGTTAAAAGGAGTTGCATCAGTGTCATAATGTATTACCAAATCATGGGCATCAACATATGTACTAATATAAGTTCCTAGTCTTTCACTATCTAATTGTAAAGTAGCGACAGGTTGCCAGTCTACTTTAAACAAAGTTTTAGGTAGTTTATTGTTACTAATATACACTATTTTTGTTGTATTGTCAAGAGGTTTGTTTAAATTATTATCTTTTATGTATTGATTAAAGTCTAAACCTTCACCTTTATTTTCTAATCTAAATAACACAGACGTACTTTCATCTGATATTACTTTGCTAAAACATTCGTGTGCATATTCTAAATGATATAATGGATCTTCTTTTGGCAATATAATTAATAACGGGAATCTTTGCAACTCAACAAGTGTTGATGCTACTTCTTCAAAATTATATTCTTTACTATCAATTAAAATTTGATTTGTTTCTCTTAAAATTACTTTACGTGTTAGTGGTAATAAATTATTCAGTGCTTCTTCTAAGTCGTCTGAATCAAAATGATCTAATCCAAACAAGTGATCTCTATCTTTATAAATGTGTAATGTTTTAGCTGACGGCTGACCTACAGAGCTTATCATATAATCTATTGCATTGTCATTTAAATTTTTTAAACTAAATCCGTATACACCAGGGACATAGTCTTTACTGTTTTCGCTCATGTTTAAAATTTCCTTGTAAACTGTTAATAATTGTTCTTCTACTTCAAAGTTGCTTTTTTCAAAACATGACATTACATCAAATAAGTTTCTTTCGCTGTAAGGAAAGTAATGTGTTTTTCTTGCTCTGTCATAGTGTTTATTTTTTATTTTTTGATTTAATGGCTCGATGTATTTTAGATACTTTTTGTTAAAAGTAAATCTAATACCAATATACAAAAGGTCTTCTTTTTGCAAAAGTTTAATCCATTTAGATCTATCAATCTTACGTAAAGGAATACGTAAATTAGACTGTGCTTGATTTAAATCATATCCTAATTCAAATAATTGATCTGCATATGTTTTAAGTTTTTCAACACTAAGATCTAACTGTTTATCTGTTAAGCCTGTGCCTTTAAATACTTGCCTAGCAAGTGATGAAATAATATGTGTATCGTCTTGTTGTAGTTTAATAGCAGGACTTGTTGTAAGTCCACAAGCTACTTCAAGGCAATCTTCTATAGTATGAGTGTTAGTAAGCATGTGTACATTATACTTTAAATTAACGCAGAAGTCAAGAGAGAAAGTGGTAGTCCCTGTGAAATTTCTTCCACAGTAAATTCAGTCCATGCATAATCATTTAGCCATTGTTGCCTAGCACCTGTGTGTAGTTCTTCAATATCCTCTAAGTGATTTATGTCATTTGCTACAGGATAAGCAAGACTGCTAGGACCAACAAAAGCAGGAACACCGTTGATGATAGAATGAATCCCAGGATTGCTACTGTAACTAATAGTACAATGCACGTTATCAAACACCATATCAAAATCATCGTAAGTACCATTAATATGTTGCGGCTCGTGCCTAATTACATTGCGTAACCCACGTTCAATATGTTCTAATCTGCAACGTGGATGCGGTCTAAAGATAATAGGACGATCAGTATGTTGTCGTATAGTATCATATGTATCTAAAAACCAATTACTCATACTAGGCATATTTTGCCATTGTAAACTTTTATCATGTTGTCCTGCTATTAAAATATACTCACCATCAGTGCGCCAAGGTTTTAATTCTAATCCCAAAAGCCTAGCACGATCGTTATTATTGCCAGTAGAAAAATAATCCCCATCACGGTTGATACCATTTAGTCCCACCTTCCATGTTGTTCCTCGTTGTATGCCGCCAACTTCTAATACTATTGTTGGTTTATGTTGTTCCCAGACTGCTTTGTTTCCAGCCATTCTTCCGTTAAACAACACGCTCCAAATAACATTAACATCGGCAGTGTCATTGTTATAAAGAACACTATGCCCATTATTAAGAAGACTATTTGCAAAAGCTTCAAAAACTGGTTTGCTATTAAGTGCGCCATAATGTGTCCATAAACTGAATATCATCTGTTAAATACTCCTAGTAGTATATTTACAAAGGAAACAATATGAAACCAATAACTGTGGTTACCACATTCCATAAGCCGGGATTAGATTTATACGGACAGAGATTTTTAGATAGTTTTGCAAAAGAAATAGATGACAACGTAAAATTAATTGTATATGCAGAAGACTGCGAACCTGTAAATCCTAATTCAGAACAAATTACAATATTAAATTCAAAAGAAGTATTACCAAAATTAAATGCATTTAAGGATCGTTGGAAAGACGTACCTAAAGCAAATGGTATTTGTCCGTTTCCTGAAAGACGTCCAAGAGATCATCATAAGAAGTTTAAATGGGACGCTATTAGATTTGCTAATAAAACTTATGCTGTATTTGACGGTGTAGAACGTGCAAAGCAAAATGGTAGTGATTGGGTAGTATGGATGGACGCTGATATTTTTGTTCACAGTATTGTTACCTATGATAAGTTTAAAGAACTATTACCAGACAACAAATATATTACTTACGTTGGTAGAGGTAAAGGATCACAGACTTGGCCAGAGTGCGGGTTTTACGGATTCAATCTAAATCATCCTGTTGCATATGAATTCTTAAAAGAGTTTGAACGTATGTACGAAGATGCTGATAACGGAATGTTTACTTTAGACGAATGGCATGATAGTTATGTATTTGGAGAAGTACTTAAGAAATATAAAGAGTTTAATGCAGAACATGACTATTCTGAAAGCATTTATGTAAGAACTGCAAAGACTGGTGGAGGAGGACATCCTTTCATTAATAGTATCTTAGGTGACTACTTTGATCATATGAAAGGTGTACGTAAAGAAGAAGGCAAAAGCCGTGCTAAAGATTTAATGCAAGGTAGAGCTGAGCAATATTGGCAAGGCTAAACGTATTGACGCATAAAACTCCAAGCTTCTCCGCTTTGAAGTTCTTGAAAATTCCAATGACACATTGATATCTTTTCAATCCATTCTTGTCTATTATACATTTTAGGATCTTCTAATCTTTTAAAATTATGATTAGCAACTTCTGAATATTGACTGTAATTAGGATCTGGGTCAGTCATAAACACAGGTATACCTTCAATTAAACTAGCAACACCTGGGCTAGAATTATAAGTTACAGTTGCCCATGCATTATCTAAGTCTTGTGTAATATGTCTTCTAAAGTCACTTACATGTACATTAGGCTCATTTATTTTTAGATAAATTTCTTTCTTTTTATCGCCAGGATGTCCCCTAACAATGATTGGTCTGTCACTATATTTTCTAATCTCTTGTATAGTATTTCTTAACCAATCCATTACAGGTAAACCACGCATACTCCATCCACCGTTACGTTGTAAACAAATTAAGATATGATTGCCTTGTTGTCTATAGTCTTTGAGAGGAATACCTAAATTTTTAGATATCTTTTTCCAACGCTCAGCATCAATATCTTTATCAAAGTAAAAACCTGTATTAGGAAAGACTCCATCAAAACTAAATCTTAAATAGTTATGTTGTTGGGCAGGATCTGCATATAAGAATAAATTACTATCTGCAATAACAGTATGTTTGCCACGACTTATTTGATGTTGAATTACTTTTGATCGTAATTGTAAATGAGGAAGATGCTTACCGTCAACATGTGTAAATCCTTGTATTACTCCAACATCACATTCTTGCATGTCAAATCCTACATACGGAATACCCTGGTCTCCTACAACATTACACCCTTGTATAAAATTATTAAGTATAGCAGGTTTTTGTAGATTATTATTCTTTACCGGGATGCCACTCAGGTAACTGACTATTTTCATTTATAATTCTCCATGCATGGCCTGAACGCATTTCAGGTTGAGTAAATTGACAGTACGCAAGATATGCCATTAGTGCATCCATTTCTTCCCTACTAGGAATTTTAGGAGTGTCAATGTTTCTTAACTCTGTTTCACATATTTGTTGTGCCGCATTAGGACCTAATGCTATTGCGGGTTTACCTACCATTAATGCTTCTAATGCTGCAATGCTATTATAAGTTACTAAGCAAAATACATCATCTTCTAATGCATCTTGAATAGTATTAATTGTTACCCTGTCTGTTCTTGTAGGCTTCATACGTATTTCAATTGGTCTATTAGTAAAAACTTTAATTTGTTTAAGAGTTTTTTCTACCCATTCTTCAGGAGTACCTTGATCAAAAAACTTCATTACTTTTATACTTGGAGGACAGATTAAAATTTTAGTTCCTTCTTTTTTAAACTTTCTATATTTGTAACCCATTGCTCTAGCACGATCTAAATCACGGACTTTAATAGGCCCAAGTTCTTGTAAATTATTTCTTGTGACTCTGTGTATTTTTTTAAGTTTGCCGTTGCCAAAGTATCCTGTATCAATTGCAAAAAATTCTCTATCATTTTCTTTACAATTACGTAATGCTTTTTGACTTCCGCCGCCTAAACCTCTAATAACTAGTGTGTTGTTTGTAGGCTTTTCTCTATCCCATGAACTTAATATTCCACCACTGCCTGATATAAAATCTACAAGTAACGGATCGTACTCATGTCCTTTTGTTGCATAGTCGATGCCGCCAGGGCCACTACTATCAATTGCTGCTACCTTATCTCCCATTTTCTTAACACACTCCTTTAGATCCTCTATTGAACTATTTTTTAAATAAAGTCCTTTAGGATCGATACTATAATTTATTGCTTTTTGAATATATTCATTTAACTCTGGTTTAAACCCTTCAAACGGTCCGAGCTTTTTATCTTTCTTTTCACCTTTACGCTTGTGACTAATGTAACTTTTTTCTGCAAGTAACCAGTCAACTGCGTAATCACATCTTTCATAATCTTTAAACCAAGGACCACCTTCTGTATAATGTAATGCTCTTGGTTTGCCATCTTGTGGTTCTTTATACCAATCAGTTAACCAGTTCCATTCATGTGATAGTTGTCCAATTTCTTCATCTTTGAGCCAACTAAATCTATGCATGTATTGTCCTGTTGTTTCAGGATTATTAACTAATTCTTTTGTTACTTGTTGGTTACTTGGATGTCCACAGTTCCATAAAACTAAACTACTCCAATTTTTTCGTGGGTAAATAGTTTGTTGTTTACCGTCCATTTTTACTCTACCATGAGGATTATAGTCATGGTGTACACACATAACTGCATACCGTGGATCCATTTTATCAAATAATTTTTGTATATCATCTAACCATAAAAAATCACAATCACAAAACACTGCCCAGCCTTTATATTCCATAAGATACGGAACTAAGAATCTGCTGAACGTAAACTCGGTACTTGCTAACGGGTCTACATCTCTTGTATAGATTAAATCTTCTTGTAATTGACTCAACGCGATAGGTTCAATTTTTATATTTTTCTTTTTGTTATTTTGTTCTAATGAGTGTTTACATACTTGATATGCAATATCTTCTCGACTATCGTATCCTACAAATACTTTAAGATCTTCGTTCAATGTCTTCCTCCACGCATTTAGTACCATATTGTATTTCTACTAATTTTAAATCAGTGTCATGCTCATTAGCAAGTTGATGCCAAGTGCCTACAGGTATGTGTAATGACTTATGCTGTTGATATACTCCTAATGTTTCTATATCTGTCTTATTGTTTATTGTATATACTGTTGCTGTACCTTCTGCAATAAACCAATGCTCTGCACGTTCTTTGTGGCGTTGCATTGACAGTTTGCCGCCGGGCGGTACTGCTAACTCTTTTACTTTAGTGTGTTTATCGTATTCATGTATCACTCTGTAATATCCCCATGTACGCTCTGTCTTTGGGGCTTTCCATTCCTCTAGTATCCAACTACTAGAATTCATTTTATGTTCGCCGCCAACTCCAAATACAAAATCTACATGTGGATAGCTACTATATGTTTTGTATTCAGGTGTAGTAGTATTAGTCCTATCTCCGCCGTTAGCAAAGATAACTTTAGTTCCAGATCCGTGTGTACTCATAGTATGGAATATAGCATGACATGCACTGTCATCGCTATCATCAAAGCCGATAACTTTATCAACTACTTTCATTTCTTCTATAAGTGCAACACGTTCTGTAAATGGCATAAATGGTCTGCCTTTTTTACGTGTAAGCCAATCGTCCGAATTAACACCAACAATTAGTTTAGTGCCAAGTTTTTTTGCTTCTTTAAAGTACTCAATGTGTCCTGAGTGTAAGGGGTCAAAACCACCTGTAACTAATACAACTTGTTCCATAGTAATACTTATCGAGCCAAGTTATCTGGATACAATGATCTGAGATGATACCAAGGATCGCCCCTTTCTATTTCTTCTTCACTCCATTGACAATAACCTAAATTACGCAACCAGTATGTCCTATCTAAATCTATAACAGGAGTTTCTATATATTTTAAATCGTGGTTTGAACACTCCCAAGCCATTGAACTTGGGCATAAACTAAAAGTAGGTATGCCTTCACATACACTTTCTGTTAGTGCATTTGAATTAAATCCTACAACTACTCTTGCATGTTTAAAGTCTTCGTATAATCCATTTCCACCTTCTAGTAAACCTGCTCCTTGTATATTTGTACTAATTTCAATATTAGGTGCATTTATTTTTTTTAAGATTTCGTGTTGTATTTCTTGTCTTAACGGATGTAATCTTATACGTATTTTTCTATCAGTATATGTTCTTATTTCGTTTAATACATTAGTAATAAAAGATTCGTAGTCGCCATGCTTAGCCATTAAGTTTTTTAAACTACTATCTCCAGGGCGTTGCATAATCAATAATATATATTCGCCTTCGTGTCGCCAATCTTTTATTTCTATATTTTGATCTTGTTGTATTTTTTTCCAACGATCTCCACTTGAATTTAAATTATTATATACGCCTTCGTCTCTAAAATAACTAAACCAACTGTATCTATGATATGCTTTTGGGTGTGGAGGCTGTTTCATGTTGCGTCTAAATACAGCAGACTCAACACATATATAAGGCTTACCGCTGTCAATAATATATTGATAATATTTTTTAAATTTTTTTCTTTTTTGATCTATAATATTATTTTGTATGTATATGTCTGCTTGTTCTAATAAAGGATCGTTAAAAGGTACAATTTTAAAATTTGGTAGATTAGGTATAGGATGATTCCTATACATTTCTTCTATTCCTAAAACTAAAGGTTCTTTATCTTGCGACATTCTGAAAAATTAATCCTCTATTTTTTACAAAAGATTTTTTCGTAGCGTTGCCTTTTTTAGTATTCATAGAGCTAATTTTACGCAATTCTTCAGTCCAATCTTTTCTATATTCTAATCCGTATCCTTTAAATTTATCGATCCAATAATATTCTTCTTGACAGTTAACATGATGATGTCCTACCCAACCTGGTGGAGCATATGTAATCATTACTACTTTACAATTTTGAAAAGATTGAATATAGTTAGGAATATATTTTTCATATACATGTTCTACAAACTCACAACTCCAACCAAAGTCATACTGTTTAGACAATGGACAAGGACCGTTAGTAAAGTCGTGTAATATAAATTTACTATCGTCAAATCTTTTAAGAGTATGATCGCCATCGATGCCCACTGCATCTAAGCCTTGCGAAGTTGCATATTCGACCATGCCTCCAGGACCACATCCTATATCTAAAAAACTTTTTGCTAAAAATTTTTCTTTAATCCAGGCTATCGCCATTTTATCTAAATGTGTTTTGCCGGCATGTCCGCCTAAATGTTCTTGCAACATTAATCTCTCTTTCTATTTTATAGCGCCAAGATGACCATATTTTTTATGTAGAAACTCCATCATTCGATCATGTTCTTCTAAAAATTTATGCATCTTAAAACGTTTTAAATATTTTCTTTGTACTCTTAATTTTTCTAAACCCTTAGCATGTGTCATACGTTCTTTTAAAACAGATTGTAAAAACGGATGCTTGTTAGTCTTTGCATATGTATTTAAGTTATAAAATTTTGTTTTGTCCGAGAATGATTCCATAACTTGATCAAATACAAATGAGTCGTGTGTTTCTCTAATATTACTAAGATTGCCGCTAGTATAAAAGTCTTTAAAACGTTCTAAGAATATTTTAGTTTCTGGCATGTCTAAATTAAATCCTATAAAGCCGCATTCACTATACATTGACGGTCTGCCTAAGTATGTAATTGCTTTACTTTGAGGACAAATTTGATTTAAGAAATCTTTTTCTAATGTTTTATAAATTATAACATCACTATCAACCCACATAAGCCAACCTGTATTTAATTTTTTTGCTAGATCAAATATTGGAAATGTTTTATGTGCAAACTTAATTGCATTGAACTTGTATGCTTGTAAGCCTGTTTCTTTTGTTCCGTTGTAATGAGGATCGTCTTTGTATTTTTCTTTAAACTCTAATATATCAGGACATTCATTATATAGATCATACCAATGGCAACGTGTGCTAAACCCCGTTGTATCTAGTTTATCTTCAGCATATGTGTGTATATTAATATATGAAGCAAGATTTAGATCCCATGTTAACGTATTGATCCTTGAACCCGATTCCCAATATTTTTGATTTGCACTTGATATTACATTATATTTAGACTGATGCATCTTCCATTCCAGCAACTCTTAATTTAACTACATTTGTTATCTGCCACTGTTTTTGATCAAGTCCTTTTAATAATCCTAACCATTTATTTCTAAGTAAGGCAAACTCATTAATAATCTTTTCATAATCAACAACGTCTGCCTCACCGTCAACGTATTTTTCAACGTCACGGCTTGACAGAGCTCGTTGATAGTTTTCAAGATATTTTTTGAAATACGAACTACGTAAACGTCGAAGTTCAATATTCATGTAGTTGAGTATAGCTTCAATCTCTTGTAGTTGGTTAAACCTGTGTTCAACAATGCCGGGCATATTTGCCGCAGCCTTTTCAACATTGCCTTTTAGTTTTACCTCAACCCGTGCGTCTTGTAATTCTGATTCAAAGAATTTAATTGCATCAGGTATCTTACCAATGTTTCGAGATATCTCGCTATACCAACCCATTATTCATCCCAATCAACTTCGTCGTCAGCAACAAGTTCATCATCCATATCTAAATAATAGTTAATTGCATTATCAAGATGTGGGCAACTACCAAGTGTTGCTATTAACGTTTGGTCTTCTACACCGTAATCTGCTAAAAGATCTACATATTTTTCAGCAACAAGTTCAATTTGCTTTTTATCTAGATATTCTTTAAACAAATTCCAGCTATCTGTAATTTGACCTTCGTCCATATTTAAATCTCCTCTGTAGATAATTCTTCAGTAGTTTCTTCAACTACATCAGAGGTATTTACCACAGAAGATTCTTTTTTAAGATAATCAGACATAACATCTTTTAATTTGTCGCCTGTCCAATTTTTACGATACTCTAGGATCTCTGTTCCGTCGGACATTACGTATTTTAACCTATTACCAGTTTTTTCAATAACGCCTTTCTTTTCAAAAAGATCTACAATACCGCTATACGGATCCATACCAGTTGAATATGGAATTTTTACTTGTACGCCTTCGAACGGTTTTGCATAACGAGTTTTCATTACTTTACAACCTGCTCTAATGCCATGCACTTCACTAGTTTTATTACCGTCTTCATCTTCTTTTAGTTTCAATTTTTTCATTGCTACTACAATAGATGATGCATAGATAAAGCCTTGACCGCCACTGATTTTATCATCTGGATCAAACATATCTTGTGATGCATATGTGTGGTTAGTACATACTAGACCTACGTTATGAGCACCAATCATGTTAACAGTGTTACGTACAAGTGATGTTAGTGCTTTAGGCTTACGACCCATATCACCTTTCATATCACCTTTGTTAAACTGATCAACATCAGTTGGTGTTAGCAACATACCCAACGAATCAATTACAAACAACACTTTAGGACGATCTGTTTCGTCCATTGCTTTATAGTCTGTCATAAACGTTGAGATAGTTTTTGCAACATCATCAATCATACTCATACTTAACTTGAGTAGTTTTGATTCGTCACAATCAACACCAAGTGCTTCTAGCCATGCTTGGTCAAGTGCATTCTCTGAGTCAATTAAAACTACGTAGATGCCTTGTTCTTGTGCGTTTCTTACAATATTACCTGCCGCAAAATAACTTTTGCCTGCGCCAGATTCTCCTGCAAAAACTGTTACCTTACCTAGTGGAACACCTTTGTGAAAGTCACCACTAATAAGATAGTTTAGTGCATATGAGCCAGTACTAACCCAATCAGTTGGGTCATTAAATCCTGTACTCATACCTTGAATAGACTTTGTTAAGTCTTTTCTAAATTTACTTACATCGAATGATTTAGCCATATTTTCTCCTTGTTAAAGCTAGTAGGGGATTGCTCCCCTACGAATCTTGTTTATATTAAGACTGTCTTGCTCTAATCATTGCAAGGATATCTTTTGCTTCGCCACTGCCTGTTTCAGGTGCCGCTTCAGCCGCTGGTGCTTCAGGAGCCGTTGCAGTTTCTACTGCTGGAGTAGTAGCTGCCTCAGGTGCTGACGTCGGAGCAGGAGTACTTGCTTCGGGTGTTCTATTTTGTGGATCACCCGTTCTTGCCGACATTCCCGCTGGACGGAAATATTGACCAAAACGATCCATGTCATATGCTTCACCATCAACTGATGCTTCAAACATTTCTTTAATGACTTTTACAGCCACTTCGTCTGGCTTCTTAGGCAAAAAGTCGCTCATGTTAAACAAACCATGTGTGTTTACTGCATTCATTTCAGCATCACTTAATGGACGCTCTCTACGAGCCCAAGTAGATGTTGAATAATCTGCATAACCACCTTTGGTTGTTTTGTTAAGACGGAAGTCTACACCAGCAGTATAATCTGTTGGTAATTCTTCCATGTCTGGATCCATAAGAGCCGCTTTAATAATTTGGAAAATTTGTGGCCCAATAATAAACCTTCGAATTGGATTCTCCGGAGCACTATCTTCTGCAAGTGGATTTTCCGTTACAAACCCTTGGAATACGTATGAACGCTTTTTCCAATACTTACGACCCATATCTTCTAGACTTGGATCTTTAAACCAAGGACGTACTTCTTGTAGTACCGGACATGCTTCTCCGTACATTTCCATACAAGGAACTTGTACTTGTACAGGACGTGAGTCAGTTTGACCTTTAACTCCTGCAAATGGAAGTTTGATCATCAAACGTTCTTTCCAAAAGAAAGTGTTTGTGTCATCTCCATCTGGTAAGAAACGCATCGTTGCCGACTCGCCTTCTTTGATATTCCAAAATGGGTAAATTGCGTTATCGCCGCCGCCGCTTTGAGAACCACCTGTGCGTGATTCTTGTTCTTTCAGTTTTGCTCTGATTTCTGCCAATGATGCCATAGTTATGCCTCCTATTTGTTATGCCTATGTGCAGTAGCTACATTGCTACTTGTGCCTTTATATGTACAGCACAATATATACTATACGATATTATTTAGTAAAAGTCAACCTATTTTTTATCTTTTTTGGTAATCTATGCGTTACCGTAGGTAGGATCATCAATTTCTACATCAAATCCTTTAAAAGGTGCTGATGTTAATAATTTATCTATTTTTTGTCCAATCCCTGACACATTTTTTAACTTTGGACGTAATAGTTTAAGATACTCAAGCTGCATACGATCACTAGGGTTTGATAAACTTCTTAGTTTTCGAAATTCATCATATTGATTTTTATTAATCCAAGTGTCCATTATTTGAGTGTAATCTGTTGGATATCCGTATCCTGCTTTTTCTATATTGGTTTGACCGTAACGTATTAGTTGTGTGCGAGAACCATTGTATATTGGTAAACCGTCTGCAGCAATAACGTGCTCTATATCGTCTCCCATTATATAAAGGGTTTCACCTAAAAGTTTAACAGTTTTCCAATCGGGGGATTTTGGTGCTAACTTTGATTCGTTAGTCTTTTTTTTTGACTGTCTAAACCAGCTAATCGTTGCATAGCTTCAAACTGTTCTTCCCAATCAGCATTGTCAACTGTTGCTTCAACAACACGTTCGATAATTTCATCTCTATCATCGTCTGGGTGTAAGTTATGTTCTCTACCCATTTCATTGATTTCTTGATCAAGTTCTTGCGTAGTTATTCCCATTTCTTTTGCTAGGGATTCTTCGCCACCTTGCTCATATGCTGTCATTAGTTCTTCCATTGCTTGAGCTTCACGGCTTTGTTCTTGTCTTGGGTCAAACTTTTCTAATTCAATTTTGTCGCCGTCTGGGCCGTCAACTACATCACCTTTTTTCTTGCCATTCATTTTGGCTTTTCTTACAGCGTGTGCGTATGCATTGCCTTCTGTGTTTAACTCTTCAAACTTTGTAGTAATTTTTTCAATAAACTGTTTAGCAGGGTTGATATACTGTTCGCCATAATCTTTTTCTACTGCTGTTAATACTGCTGTTTCACCTTTTGGAAAAGTACCTTTGTTTCTATCAAACAATGATAAAATAAATTCACTTACTGGAATTTTAGGTTTATCATCTGCTTTTTCCATACTTCCGTCTTTGCCAAACTTTACATCGATAGTATCATTTGATTCATCTGACTGACCTTTATTCAGTCTACGTATTACATATGGATTATTTTTATAAGGACTGTCATCATATACTATTGAGTGTAATGTCCAAATAGATAAGTTATCTGCTTCTGCATATAAGTCTAATAGATCATAGTGCTCACACCACCCTAATTCTTTACCATTACTGTCAACTATTGTTGTTGGGTCTCCAGAATCACATTTTGCTTTTATTGCTTTACCTAATGGGCTATTTTTTAGACTTGTAATTTCTAATAACTTTTTAAGTCCAAATAGACCTCCTACTGTTGCAAGTGCAGCTACAATCTTTTTTGAAAAACCTGCCGCTGTAAAAAGTTCTTTTGCAACCTTTATTACCGGACCAGCAATTTCATCAATTTGATTTTCACCTAACAAATCTTCCATGTTATTAAGTTCTTTAGGTGTTGTTTTTTCTTTTACTAATCTATATACAAAAGGAAAAGTATCTTTAAGTTCTTCGTTAAATTGTTTTACTGTTAGTTGATCAATCCAATTAGCAGCAGTCTCATCAGGCATGGTTGTCTTCTCTTCTACAGAAATATGTTCAAATGTTTCTTTTGTAATTTCATATGCTTCTTTAGTTTGTAAAGCAAGAATACCTTCTTTAATTTCTTCAATACGATCTGTAACAATACTAGTATATTCTGATAATCCTTCAGCCATAATGTTATTACGACCTAATGCCATTTTAAATTTTTTAAGTTTTGCTAATTCTTCACTAAGACCTACAATTTGTGTTCCAAATTTATCGTATGGTTTGCCACCTTCAGCAACGTGTCTTGCCATTGCTCTTGCACCACTTAGATGTTTGTATGGATATTTAAAGCGTTCACCGTCTGAACTTTCTATGTAAATTGTTTCGATGTATTGTGTTCTACCTGCTGGTAAATCAGGGTTTACTGATCTATTATGCCTAATGTTTATTCTTGCTGAATCAACATCCTGATAGCTAATACGGCTTGTTCCGTATAATTTCGATTCTGACATTGTTTGCTCTCCGGTATTTGATGCTAAAAACTTATAATCTCTTTTGTTTAAGTTACTCTTAGTTATGTCTCTTGTATCAAAGTTAAGTAATCTTTTCTTAGCAAAAAATCTTATCTCTTTTAAAAAATCGTACCATTTGTTTTTTGTTAAAGTATCTTCTGCTGTGATAAAACTGTTACTATACATTATAGCAATCGCTTTGTCTTCTAAACTAATACTTACTTTACCTAAGTCATTAGCCCCTTCTGTAAAGTTAAAATCAAAAAATCTAGCTTCGGTAGGTACATTAGTAACTTTACCTTCGTCGTTACCAATTGTTACAGATGGGAATCTTCCCCTGATTTTATTAAAAAGCTCTTCTGCTATTACGTTTAAGTTCTTATCCATGTTGCAAGTATTTATCAATAATTGGTAGAAACAAATATAGGCATTGGCGGTTCATAATCTTCCTCATTTTCTATAGTTACAAAGGTATTGTATACTCTTGGATCCCAATCCTTTAATACAACCATCATTCTAATGACTAGAAGCACTGCACTTACAAGATCATCAGTATCGCCTGTTTTAGCTTTAAAACTATTTCCTGTTGCAATATAACCTTTAAGTTCACTTAATAAAGCCCCAGAATGTAATTTCATTTTGTTATTTTCTATCATAGTTTTTAGTCTAGCACATGCACTGATTTTTGTACCGTGTGTTGTATTGAATCCTTTTCGAAACTTACGTACATGTCCTTTACGTATAGGTTCACTTACAAACATACCAGGGATATTTTCTTCACCAAAATCATTAATAACAATTAGTGCGGCTTCACCTATTGAGTTATTTTCAACACTCCAATATATACCACTAGACGAATCTTGTTGTTCTTGAATATAATCACATATATCTTTTAATATTCGTATTTGTGTAGGAATAGGAGAAGTGTTGTGTCGCCATTCTGCAACTTGTTCATAACTAGGTACTTCAAATACTTGTATTGCAGCAAAGTCGCCCCCAGTACCCATTGCAGGATCTAGTGCTATGCAATATGTTTGATTTTTCATTATCTTTTTATACCAGCGTGTCTGACCCATATTCATTAAAGGTTGTGATCCTTCCATGTTTGCTAAATGAATACTGTTAATTAATGTTTCATCATATACTAAAAATTCACAACCATATTCACGCCTAAATCTTTCTTCACCAATTCGACCAATTTCTTCTACTTTCCATTCGTCGTCTCTGTCAGGATGTTCGTCCCACGAACATGTAAAACTGTGGAATCCATTTATGCCTATCTCTTGCTCATTACCGTGTTCGTCAAACTTCTCTTCGGCTTGTTTCCAAATAGTAGCAAATGTATCTTCATCTGAATTAGGTGTACTAGTAATAATAGCACGACCACCTGTTGCTAGTGTAGGTGATATCGAAGTCCAAAACTCTTGTGCAATACCCGGATTAACAAATGCAAACTCGTCACAGTATAATAATGAAATACTCATACCACGTCCTGTGTTTCCTGTTGTAGTAGCACTAACAATACGTGATCCGTTTTCAAACTCCATACTACCTTTGTTGTAGTTTGTAACACCTGCTCTAACATGATCAGGACATAGTTCATATGCGTATCTAATACGTTGCATAATCTCTTGAGCACCTGCATACTTGTGTGCGGCAATAAGTATTGTTTGGTCTGGATTAAACATAGCGTACCATAACAAGTAAATGCCGGCGCATGTAGTTTTACCTGTTTGCCTTGGTAACATGTTTATATTAAAACGATGGTTATGGTAACTAAGCATTAGACCTTCTTGATATATGTAAGGATCAAACAGTAACTTACCTTTTACAGGATGCTGTATATACGCAAACTTACGTGCAAAATATAAGTATCCTTCTTTAGGATCCATGCATTTAGCAAGGTCTTGTATTTGATCTTCTGTAAATGTTTCTTTTTGATTGGCTTTTTTTGTTAAAACGCCGTCTAAACTTTTGCTCATATAAGTATTTAACCAAAAAAATAGGGCCCGTAGGCCCTATTGAGTCTGGAGGGAGTTAATTATTATTAACCACAATTACTTGCGTATAACTTTTCAAACTTTTCTCTTCCGCAATTATATTCTGCGTTAACTTTTTTATACATAGATTCTTTTGTACAACCACTTGCGTTAAGTTTCATCATTTCTTTTTTACAGCCCATTTCGTCAAATTTAGCTTCTGCTTTAGCTGCTTCGTATCTAGCTTTTAATTCTTCATAAATGCTATTTTCTACAGCTATTGGATTGTCGCCATCTTGTGCTTTAGTGTATTGTTTTTTACTTCTATTTAAACCACCTGCTAAGTCATGAATCATATAATCATCATCTTTATATTCTGGATCAGGTTCTGTACTTGCTGAATATCTATCATCTTCTTCAACATCATCTTCACATGGACTTGATGCTGGTCCTTGTTTGCCAAGCATTTTTAATTTAGATACCATGTCATCATGACCGTCATTTGGTCTGTCCATTGGTCCGTCCATTGGTCCGTCCATCGGAAGCGATACTGGACCTACTGGTTTAGCATCAGGCATTCCTGCATTTTTAAGCATGTTCATTAACTCTGCAACTTCTGACGATGTTTCACCTGACATTGAAATATTCATTGACGAAGCTTCGTTAACGTTTTCTTTCATTTCTTTTTTACAATCATCGATCATAGCTTTAAGTTTGTCTTGATCACAGTTTGGATGCATCTTGCACATTTCTGCTTTTGTCATTCCATCTTTACACATCTTCATTACGTGTGCTTTTGAAGGTAACTTATCTTTACCCTCGTCGATTAGAACTATTTCTTTATATAAATCTTTAAGATCCACTAATTTCATTATTTGCTCCCTATTGGACTTGTATTATTTTGTTCTGGTGAAATATCTTTACTATCGCCAGGTTTTATATCTGCAATAGGATCTATTTCTTTTTCTTTAGATGCTTTTTCCAGTTCTTTAAGTAATTCCATAACTCTACCACCGCCAACTTGTTTGTGAGCTTCTGGATCTGGTTTACTCATTTCTTCTGTATCTAGCATAGATTGATATGTTTCCGAAGAAGCAATTCCATCCTGTTGAGTTTCAATAGGATCATTTTCACCTCTAACAATAATATGGCTGTGTGTTACACCACATGCATTTACTAGATAATGTTCTAGTACATGCGGAGTTGTAGGATACTTTACTTCGCATTCAAAGTTGTGTACTTCCATATTTTGTAGTTGTGGAAAATCTAAAGGTTTTTCCTGAATAGGTGTACGCTTACCTGCACTACAATTTATAAGTTCATATTTTTGTAATGCTGTTTCCATTGTGTCTTGGAAACCTTCTGGCATTTCGCCAGCTATTCTAATTTTGAACTTATAAGTTTTTGCAGACTCTGTAAGTATATCTATAAAATTTTTCATATTACCTATTCCTTATACATTATTTATCAATATTACGCAGTTTCTCTAGCAAAGTATTACGATCTGATACTACGTAACCTTCGCCATTTACTATGCCGTCTTCATTTGGTCCAGAGTCGTTATCAAGTTTTTCTTTCTTAAGTTGTAATTCTATCATTTTAAGTTTCTTATCCATTTTTGCAACTTTAGCATCTAAACTAGTTTTAAGCATTCCGCCAGCAACTTCAAATACTCGGCCACTATAACGGCTTTCAACGTTCATACCTAAATCCATTAAATCGTCATAGGCATCCATTGCTTTTTGAGCAACTTCGTTTAGTTCCTTATCCGCCATTTCACCTAAGCCTTTTACAGCTGGTAATGCGGCCGCTATTTTGTCAAACTCAGCAATATCACGCATTGTTTCTTTTTGTTCTATTACTGCTGTTTCTGCTTTATCTTTATTCTTAGCTTTTTCGATAAGTTCTTTAGAATCAGGCAAGTTTAACATTTCTTCAAGTTTTTTAGTCATAGTATATTCCTATTAACTGCTACTATTATTTATCCTTACCATTGGTCTTTATCTACTTTTATGTAATATGCTCTATAAGGTTTACCTAATCCAGTTCCTGGACCGCCGGGATTACTTACAAAAGGACGTATATAATCAGGAAAATGGTTACCACTTCCAGCAAAATTTGTTTTTATATATACTCTTTTTACGTATTTAAACGCATCATCTAAAAAGAACTTCCAATTAAATATATCACCGGGTGTTAAACACTCTCTATCAAACTCAGTTCTAGTAGCAACAAGCATATCGTATTTTCCTGGAAAGTCCATTGGCTTACTATCATTTATAAACAATGAATGTCTTTTAAGACCAATTAAATCACAACATTGTGTAAACATAGGTCCTGAAATATCTTCTGCTATATCTGTAGCTTCAACTTGGTGGCCTTTTGACATAAGCAAGTACGGTAGCATACCGACTCCTGTTCCTATGTCAATAACTGTTTTCATATTACTAAAATCTCCGTAGTCATAAAAAAACTTTTTTTCTAACCAATGATAATCCCACTTACGGATATACTTTCCTCCTCGAGCTCTTTTATCGTATTGGTTTGCAATAGTTAACATTTTTTCTTTATATGTTTCATAATCTAACATTATCTACTTCCTTGATGGAAAATATCAGTTTCCGTTACTACACGAAAAAATATTTTCTTTTGTCTGCACCATGCTCTAGCCGCTTCCCACTTAACTTGATTGACTACCCATGCCGCTTGATTGTGTCTTGATCTTCCTAGTTTTTCTTTAATTGTTTGATTTGCAGGTTTAACTTCTATTAGTTCTACTCGTTGTTTGCCTTTTTGATCTGAGTATACAATAAAAAAGTCTGGCACATATATAGTGTGCTTACCTGTAAGTGGATTTTTATATGGTATGCGTACTGCTTCACTAGCCCATTGACTTACACTAGGATGCTCGTCACAGAAACGCATAAAGGCAAATTCCCAACTACTACGGTAAGTAGGAGTTTTAGTTCCAGAATATTTTTCGGGATTTTTTAAGGTATACTTGCCTTGAGCAAAACGAGACATCTTATACCTTTACATTACGTTGCTCAAGTTTAGATACATTACTATCACGTTTAAAACCTAATGTAGATGTTTTAGATCTATTAAAGTTTAAAACTTCTCCTACTACTACGCTAAGTTGTACATTGTCTAATCCTTTAAGCGTATCAAGTAATTTAAATACTTTTACATCGTCTATTTTTGCTTGTTCTAATAATGCTGTAGCAACACTAATTGCCGCAGTCCGTTCAAAATCTCTTGACTCAAAAAATCCTATAACTGCATCTACATCATTAGATGGAAATGAAAGTTTTTCTGTAAAGTATTGATTAAAGAAATTCTTTACATCACTATCGCTTCCTTTCTTTGCTGGAGTTACTGGTAAGTTTGTTTGCGCCATATTAAGTTCCTATTGCTTCGTTTATATATGTTTGTTTGTCAGATGAGTTTAAATTTTCCCAAGATGTTTTTGCTCCGTTAACTCCACCTGTGCCCCCGGCTGTTTGATATGTTTTTTGATAACTTTTAAATCCAAGACTATCTGCAACTTTTGCATTTCCGTTACGTGCTTGATTTTTTTGAAATGCATTAACAGCAAACGATCCACCTGCTACAACTGCTGTTGCTATTGCTAAGTCTTTTGCTTTACCTCCGCCATTACTAGACTTTGGAAAAAATGTACGTTGTACTCCTGATACATCTACTCCTGCTGCACTGCCTATTGCTTTTGTAAGTAAATTAAATCCTTCTTGGCGTAGTCCTTCTTTAGATAAGTTACGTATATTACCTATTAAGTTTACAGCAGCTAATCCTGCTTGTAACGGATTACTAAAGTTTTTACCCTTCATTATATAATCATATAAATCTATTGCAGTACCAAAGATACCGCCTAACCCTAATTGGCCGCCGCCAATAATTGTAATTGGACTAGGTACTCTATCGTAATGATCTGGTGATCCAAATCCTTTTGGACTTCCGTTTGCACCGGCTTGTACTTCACCTCGATCATACCAAACTGCTTCATATAAGAGTGTTATGGTATTAACTAGTGTCGTACTACCATCACCGTTATCTAATGAATCATGTTGCCAGTTAGTAATAATTGGATTTACTAAAGTATGTGTAGTAAATGACTTTCTAGCCATTTGTGAAATTTGTATATTTTGAAAAAATGGAACACTTATATTATTATCTAAACCAAATTTATCTTGATTTCTTCCACTACCTAAGTATGTGTTGTCCATTCCTCCTGCTGTTTTACTGTATGCTCCAGGCATAGTACCATAGTTTGCATCAGCAAAATAATATCTATAATACGCTTCTAATAATGCAGTAGTAACACCAAAGTTATCATCATGGAATGTAATAGTAATTGGTTCGTACTGTATATTTGTTTGTATATTCTTTTTTCTATTATACTTGTTTTTTGTTTCTACTGCCGCTGAATACTTAGGTAACTCTGCAGACTTTACAAGCATACCTATTTCTAAGTTATGTTTGTCAACAAGATCAGGAATAATAGATCTAACTACAGGATCTAATGTAAAATGACAGTGATATAAGAATTTTTGCTTAGGTGCTAATCGTAGATTATCATCTACATAAAGGCGTCTAGCGTGTGCCCAATCTCCTAAGTTGCCCTTAGGATTAGTAAGGCCGTCTGCTATGTTATCTAAAAATCCGTTGAACTTTCCCATACTAATATTTATCCGAAATAATAAAGTACGTAGATAAAAATAAAGGGGCTATAAAAGCCCCTTTATTGTGTAATGTTATAATACCTAGTTTAAGATCCGCCGCCTGTGATCAAAGATCCACCGGCTCTACCTACTGCTGTACCAATTCCGCCTTCAGCATCTGTCTGAATAGCGTTATCATACTGCATTTCTAGTGTAATTGTTACTGGCTCATTGTTAGCATATGCTAATGTATTGTAGTTTGCATTTGTAACAAAGCAACCATATAATTCAAACGTTTCAAGTACTGTTGGAGTTGTGTTTCCATTTGCACCGTCTAAGATTTCAATACGTGTTGTAAATTTATAATCTTGTCCTGATGCTGCACTTGACTGTTCGAAAAAGTCGAATTGTTTCTGCAACTGCTCACCAACAAGTTTTTGAACTTCACGGTTTACGTCTTCACGTAAGTTTAGTGTAATTGGTGACCAAGTATGTTTACCTGCTAAGTATGCTTTTGAGTTGTATACATCAATTTGTATTGGTTCAAACGCTACCGTAGGACGAGTCACATCAATAACTTGTTTTGTAAGTTCTGTAGTTGGTGTACTAACACCAAAGTTTTCAAGTGACACCCTAAAGCGATATTGAAGCTTCGGCATCAACAAACCTTGAGTAGTTGCACTTTGCCCCCCTGCTAAAGGTACTGTAATATTTGATAATGTTGAAACTGCCATTTAATTTGCTCCTATTGTAGTATTATTTATCAATTTAAAGTCCTGCTATTTCTCCAGTATTTTTAAGTCTTAATGGAATGTAAATGAACTCCACTGCTTTTACTGGTTCTATTGCAATATCTAAATATAGTTCGTTCTTGTCAATCCTAGATGCAGTGTTGTTTGATTCATCACATACTACTAAGAAGTCATATAACGCTCTTTGACCTACTAATTCAAGCATTAAACTTTCAGCCGCTTGTTTAATCTCATCACGTGTGATTTTATCATTTGGCTCAAAGATGTAAGGCTTAGCAAGTTGATTAAGTTGACTACGTAAGTAGATAACCAAACGTGCTACGTTAATTCTATCTAAAGAACTAGCTGCTCTTGCACGAGTTTTCTGTCCAAAGTTAACAAGTCCAGCACCTGTAATAAACGTAATTGGGTTTATGTTATTGCTGTATAATGTATCTCTTTGTCCTTCATTAAGTGCTACTGCTGTAAATTCGCCTTCGCTATTAATATAACCTGTTGAACTTGCATTGCTGATTCCGCCACGTCTTGTGCCTGCTGGTGCAAACCATGGATAGCTAACTTGATCACTTAATGCAATAGTTCTTAACATCATGTGCGAAGCTGGAACTACAACATTTCTACCAAAGTTATCACTTGTGAATCCTGCTGGATAAAATACACCTAAGTATTCATCTCTACTTACTAATCCATTGTCGTTATCTTCTACTGCTTTGTTTACGTTAGTTGCCCAGTTATTAAGTGATGTTGCATCTGGTGTTAGTCTAAACGGACTATCACCTACGATAAATGCTGTTAATCCTCTATCGTTATTCAAGCTAATCATTTCACCAATTAGTTCTGGATATCCTGGTGTTGCCATTAAGTTGAATAATCTTGACTCATCATCTCTAATGTCATCGTTTTTATTAACTACTGCTTGTAACGCTTGTACAACAACTTTACGTTGTGCTTTACGTCCAAAGCTACCTGCGCCGTTCTCTTGATTACCTGACTCAGTTACCCATCTGTGTGGATAGTAACTGTCCATGCTCTCATCGCTTCCACCTGGTGCATATCTTGTGTTGTCTGTAGAAACATCAACATAGTTTCTTACAAATTTCTTAACGTTAAATCCTGAACGTCTAGTATTCCATAACAACATACCTTTTGGATATAGTGCTGGATCTGGAGCATCAGTGTCTAAGTAAGCACTGTTAAGTAAATCTTCAATGCTTGAAGCTTCTAATAAAGAAGCAGTACCACCTGATGTAGCATATCTTGCATCAGCAAATAGTATACCATCTTCTGATGTTTGATCACTGCTATCTAATAGTACCCATCTTAATCCTGAAGCAAGTGCCGCATTATATCTATACATTGTTGGATAGTTTTCTAAGTCTGCTGTGCTAATCCAAATATCACCTGTTTTAAGTGCAGTACCGTCTGACTGTACAGTTGGTTCTGATGCACTAACAATTGGACCACTTGGGTCTGGTGTTAATGATGCATCAGCGTTGTAATATGGACTTGCTGTTATTCCTGATGTGCCACCGTTATATAAGTAACCTACCCATGTTGTACCGTTGTGTACAAGTAAATCTACTTCATCAACAACTGAACTATACCAAAGTTGGCCGTTAGTTGCTGTTGCTGTAGGTGCATTGTCTGATGCTGTGTAAGTTAACACTGCCCAGTTACTTGCAATAAATTGATTTGGACTTGTGCTAGAGTTAGTTCCGTCTGCATATGATAAGCCAACAGTACCACTAGTTGCACTAACATATGGTGCGTAACCTATACCAGCTAATGCACCACTTGTGTCTGTTAGGTGTATATCGCCACCTTGTGAGTGACTAATTACAACTCTATTCTGCGTATCTACTGATGCACTTACGTTTTCAATATTTTTATCATTGATTGCACCTGCAAGTAAACTTGCATCACCTGCAACACCGCCAGCTGTAAATGTTACTGTACTAGTTGTACCCCAAGAAGTTTGCCCAGCATCTGTTGCTTTAATATTAAAACTCTTAGATCCTGAACCTAGGCTTCCTGCAATTACTTTGCTACTAGTAATACTTGTAACACCACTGTTTGATCTACGGTATAAAGTAAACGTTGCAAGAGGTTGTGTGTCACCTGCTGTATTTGATTTAGCAAATACATCGCCTACTGCAATACCGCTTCCACCGTTAGCTTTATCTAAACCGTAAAGTGCTGCTTCGTTAGTGTCGTAAATTGGAGCTTCCACAGCGTCCCATAAAAGTGTTTGATCGTTCCATTCTTTAATTCTTATTCTTGCACCTAAGTTAGGTTGTGTAGTTTTAAACCATACACTACCTGTTGGTCTTGAATAAGTGTCGCTTGACTTAAATTCTGGAACTGATGTATGTCCTGAAATTTGTAATGCTGGTGGATAGTAAGTTCCTGCTGTAATACCTAATAATCCTAAAGCAGTTCCTGAACTTTGAACAACATCAATGTTACCGCCGGCAGTTGAATCACCTGCAGCCGATCCTGTTCCATCACTGTAAATTTCTAATCTTCCGTCAACAGCACTAGCTGTTACACCTGAAATTAACAATCCGTTAATTGTTGCTGCAACATCAGTTACTGTATCTGAACCTGAAACAGAAACAACAGTACCGTTAATTGTAAACGAACTCGATCCGCTAAATGAAGGATTAACAAGTGTGCCTTTAACTGTTGGCCAACTCTTTGACCAAGGATCACTACCTACTAATACCCATGTACCGCTTGTGTTTCTGTAGTATAATCTGTTTAATGTGCTTGTTGCTACAATAGCATAATCACCAACAGCACCAATGCTGCTCTTAGGTTTCATGCCTTCGTATCCGTTTGTAACTAACGAGCCTGAATCAGTGTCACTAGCTGCTGTAATCATTCTAGGAACTTTATTAGTGAAACTTTGTCCACCAGTAGTAGTAATGGCGCTACCGTTCCATTGTTGAATACCAAATAGTGATACTTGTGTATCAAACCAATATGTTCCTGCTGCTGGATTTGCCGCTGGTGCTATTGCAGTTGGCTCTAATTGAGCTGTATCTAAGTCTGCTCTTACAACGTATGCTCTGTTGCTCACTCCTAAGAATGAATATGCAGATTGTAAACCATACTCGTTAAGCTCGCCTGCGTGTATTGGGTTGTTATTTGAATCTGTTTTAAATACTGGATCTCCAAAAGTTTCTGAAAGATCTCTCTGCGAAGTAAGTAAGAAAGGCTTACCTGCGTTTGCTTTTAATGTTCCTGTTGCTGTACCTGTGCCCGAACTGTTTAATCTGTTCTCTGCCGATGCAACAAAAACCATTGGGACTGTTCCCGGTTCTGCTGGGGTGTAGAAGCTTTCGTCTATTACACTTACTTGTACACCTGGTGATGTTAATGCCATTATATTTCTCCTATTGGATACGATTTGTTATAACTATTTAGCATTTATTTTCAAAAACCCTATAATATACCCCCATAAAAAGGCACCGAAAAGGTGAGGTAAATACAATATGAGACCTTTATGCAAGTGCGGACAACGACCTGCTGCTATAAATTATAAAAAAGGAACTAAAACCTTTTATAGAAGTTTGTGCGAGAAATGTTTACGCAATGGATTAAATCACGGCATACCTAAATGGAAACAAAAAGGGTATGAAAAGAAACAAGAATGTGAACGTTGCGGATTTAAAAGTAAACACACTGAACAGTTTAATGTTTACCATATTGACGGTGATTTAAATAATTGTAGATTTAATAACTTAAAAACTGTATGTGCTAACTGTCAGCGTATTATGCAGAAACAGGGTGTAAAGTGGAAGCAAGGTGACCTTGTACCTGATTTTTAAGATCTTCAATTGTACTGTTATTATCAAATATTGTTGTAAAATTTGTATTAGCCCAAGCCCATTCACTAGGATGAATATCTTTAGGTTCTACTCCAATGTCTTGATACATTCTAAACCAAACAGGATCTGTGCCTCTTCTTACTCTCCAAACTTGACCTCCTACTTTTTGCAACATTAATGCTTCATTAGGAAATCTTACATCTGGAATAACAAAGTTTTTATGAGGATTATTAATTAGTATACGTTTAGTAGAGCTAACCCAAATACCATCAAAGAAACCGTTACGCATACACTCAGTACCAAATTCTTGTAATACTAATCTTGGTGTAATTGTTCTACCTGTTTCTTGTGTCCAAAATTTATCTGGTTGTTCTCGCCACTCTCTCGAATCGTCTGTTTGACCTTCAAGCATTTCACGATCCCAATCAAATAGCTCTGCAACAGAATCTTTTAATTTGTCTGCAAAACTTATTTTTTGATATCCGTGTTCTTCAATAAGATAAGAAGCAATAGTATCTTTGCCACTGCCAATTAAGCCGCATACACCTACAATCATTTGTTGTTTCTCCATATAATTTTATTATTATACTTTAAAACTTATCTAATGTCAAGTGTTTTTTAACCAATTGTGAAGCCGTATCCAACACCGCCAGCTACTGCTGTTTTAAGTTCTTCTTCTAATTTTTCCATTTCAGCTGTACCTTCGGCTTTAAGTGCATCACCGTTTAGAGTTGAACCTCCTTGCGGCCCTGATATAGTAGCAAATTTTGAACGTGCTTCACCTAACATATATTTACAATTAGCTAGTGTATAATCTTTAATCCACTGCTTTGCTAAGTAATCGTCTAGTAATTGGTCGTCACCTCTGTAATTGTAGCAATACAATAATAAATCTTCTTCTGTTCTTGGGCGTTGCAGTAGTGTTAATTTTTTAGTTTGTGTATTCCATTTAAATTCTATAAATGATCCAAACATACGTCCTACTAGTTCTTGATACTGACTAAACATATCATATGTAGCTAGTCCGCCCATATTACTACTTGATAGTAAGTAAGTATTAGTATATGCTAAGTTAAAAGGTTCAAATAGTGTTCCGCCATCGCCACCACCTGTTCTTGATCCTACACTTCTACGAAATAATTTTCTAACTTCAACTACTTCACTTGGTAATGTGTACTCATTTTGATCTATTACAGTTGGCATAAACATGTATGATTCTTCAACACTGTTATCACTACGTTGTCTAAATTTTCCTAGTGCTTTTCCTAATGCAGTTTCATAATGCACTGGATCTAGCTCTACATCAACCATACCTCCACCTAATAGGGCATAGACATAATCAAATACTTCTTGTTTTTGTGTTTTTAGGCTACTCATGTAAATAGTTCTCCGTCATTGTATTTATCGTTACGATAAATATGTATATGCCAAGACTTAGTTTATATAAACCAAATAAAAGTAACGACTATGAATTTTTAGATCGTCAAATTAACGAAATGTTCACTGTAGGTGGAACAGACATTCACGTCCACAAATACTTAGGGCCAGAAAGTCCAAGTGAAGAGGATGCAACTGCTGATCAACCTAAACGTGATATATTAGATGAAACAAATATACAAGATTTACTATTTTTAGAAAATAGAGATAGAAAATATGATTCCGACATCTACTCAATGCGTGGTATTTACAATGTTCAAGATATTGATTTTGATTTAAGCCAGTTTGGTTTATTTTTAAGTAATGATACATTGTTTATGACTGTACATATACGAAGCAGTGTAAAAACTCTTGGTAGAAAATTGATGTCAGGTGATGTAATAGAATTACCACATTTAAAAGACGAATACGCATTAAATGATTTTGACGTAGCTCTTAAAAGATTTTATGTTATAGAAGATGTAACAAGAGCTGCAGAAGGATTTACACAAACTTGGTATCCGCATTTATACAGATTAAAACTAAAACAAATAGTAGATTCACAAGAATACAAAGATATATTAGATAGAGCAGCTAAAGAAGATGATTTAGGTGGTGGCCCTAGTTTACGTGATGTATTATCTACATATAATAAAGAAAAAGAAATTAATGATGCTGTTGTATTACAAGCAGAAGCTGACGCACCAAAAAGTGGTTATGACATAAGTCATTATTATACTCTTTCAACTGACAGTAAAGGCAACACAAGTCTTACTGAAACAGTTGGTGACGATGGTAGTACTGTTACTACAAGCTCTGTAAGTCCTGCAAAAGAAGGATATAATGGCTACTTATTAGGAGACGGTGGAGTACCAGACGGAAGTAACTTTGGACACGGTATTTCTTTTCCGTTAAGTAGTGCAACAGGTGATTTTTTCCTACGTACAGATTTTGCTCCAAACCGGTTATTTAGATATGATGGTACAAGATGGGTTAAATATGAAGATAATGTAAGAATGACTCTTACTAATACTGATAATCGTAACACACAAAAAGGTACGTTTATTAATAATACAGCTACAAATACTATAGGTGGAAAACAAGTTCCTGAAAGACAAAGCCTATCAAAAGCACTTAGACCAAAGGCAGATAATTAATGCAACATTTCTATGACGGACAAATAAGGCGCTATGTAACGCAACTAGTAAGGCTAGTAAGCAATATTAGTTACAAGGATGGTAAAGGTGCCCTAACACAAATTCCTGTTGTATACGGCGATTTAACACGTCAAGTTGGTAGTATAATAAGAGACAATTCAGAGAATAAAATTCCTAGTGCTCCGCGTATGGCAGTTTATATGACTGAGTTAGAATTAGACACTGCACGTCTTGCTGATGCAAGTTATATTAGTAAAGTTAATGTACGTGAAAAAGATTATGACGATGGCACACAATTATATCTAAACAAGCAAGGTAAAAATTATACAGTAGAACGTTTAATGCCAACACCTTATCAGCTATCAGTAAATGTTGATATATGGTCAACTAATACTGAACAAAAATTACAAATACTAGAACAAGTATTAGTATTGTTTAATCCTAGTTTAGAAATACAAACTACAGACAATTACATAGACTGGACAAGTTTAACTGTTGTTAATTTAGAAGGAATTAATTTTACTAGTAGAAGTATACCTATGGGTACAGAGAGCGAAATTGACGTAGCAACATTAACATTAAAAACACCTATCTATATAAGTCCTCCAGCAAAAGTAAAACGCTTAGGAGTAATTACAAATATTATAACAAATATTTTTAACGAAACAATACAACTTGTTGACACTGATTATGGTATGGCTGAAGTTCGACAAGTGTTAACAAGTGAAGACGGTACTACTACAACAACTAAAAAAATTACATATCCAAATACTATAGGAACATTAGGTACAAATTACAACGACTTTGACTTACTTGTAATGGGTAATACTGCACAACTTGTGAATAATGGTGTTGCAGGTGAAACTACATGGACATCATGGTTTGAAGCTGTGCCGCAAAAATACATAGCAGGTGTTACACAAATACAACTAAGACGAAAAGATATTAACACCGTTGTTAGTGGCACTGTTGCAATAGACACAACAGATGAAAGACGTTTAATTATAAATTGGGACAGTGATACTTTTCCAGCTGATACAATAATACATGGTCCTACTGGTGATAACAATAAAATAAATTATATAATTGATCCACAAAAAAGCAATCCTGAGAGTCTAAAAACTGCAGGTGTTAGAATATTGTTACTTGATGCTATAGGAGATTCTTCTAATACTGATGGTGCAGATGCTTGGAAAAATGCAGATAATTCAAACTTCATAGCTGGTGCAAATGATATTATTGAATGGGATGGTTCTAAATGGCACGTTGTATTTGATTCAAGCACCGATGACTCGTCTGCAAATATTGTTTATACTACTAACCTAAATACCGGTGTACAATACAAATTTGATAACGATGAATGGATATTAAGTTTCGAAGGCGAATATCCAAATGGCTCCTGGTTATTCCAATATTAAGATAATTATTTGTATGGATCAGATTATATGTAGTGGTGCACTTTTTTACACCCTTGATACAAAACGTTTTCTATTTTTGCATAGAACAAAAGGCAAACAGTCAAATTTGTTTGGTCTTGTAGGCGGTACAACAGAAGGTACTGAATCAGCTTGGCAGGGATTAAAACGTGAAATAAAAGAAGAAATTGGTGAAGTTACTATTAAAAAAACAATACCTCTTGAAACTTTTATAAGCAATGATTCACAATTTCTTTTTCATACATATGTTTGTGTTATTGAAAAAGAGTTTATTCCAGTACTTAATGAAGAACATGATGGCTATGCTTGGGTTAGTTTTGGAAAATGGCCTAAGCCATTACATCAAGGTCTTAGAGCAACACTATCAAATAAAACTAATGTTACAAAATTAGATACTGTCTTTAAAATGATAGATTTATTATAGGAGAAAACATGAGTCAAGTAAACAATCATAAATGGGGCAAGGAACTTGTTTGGGCAATGCAACCAGGATATGTTGCAAAAATTTTATTATTTGAAAACAAAAATGCAAAGACTGATTTACGTTTTCATTCTGATGCTAATAAAACATTCTTTATAAACAATGGTAAATTTTTATTAAGGTTTATTGACACACAGTCTGGAAAATTGTTACAAAAAGAATTAAAAGAAGGAGATGTTTATCACGCTCCGCCATTACATCCACATAGTTGGGAATGTTTAGAAACAACAGGAAGCATTAATGAAGTATCTAATAGTTTTTTGCCAACTGATGTTTTTACAGTAATTAGTGCAAATAATATTAAATGATTTACGATTTATTTAAAGAAGAAAAATTTGTATACGATTTAAAACGTTTTAATAGATTTATTCAAAATACTCATAATCCTAAAGCAAAAATCATGGTAATGAACTTAGTATCTGAACTACAAGAACATGCTACCGAAGTTAATACTGTACACGATACAACACTAAACGGTTATATTAAACCGCAAAATTTGCGTGACACTAGAATTAAAATTCACGATTGTGTTGCTGAAATTGAAAAAATAATTAAAGATTCTAAATAGCTGAGAAACGTTTAACTTGTATAGAACCAACCATTGGTGCATGAGCTGTACATTGATATCTATAACCGCCGGAAATTGATTCCGGTATTCTCCAATATAATGTTCCAAACTCTTTATTTTGAGCATTTGACCCTGTATTAACTGAACCGTCACCACCAACGTGTACTAATCCTATGTTGTAAGCTGTGCCAGTACCATCTTGAATTTCGAAAGGATGTCCTGCACTACCTGTTAAATCAAATGCAATAGTAGTTCCGCTTAGTGCATATATTGTTGGATTGTTTCCACTGTAATGACTGTTAAACAAGTATGCACTGTTGTTGCCAGTTGCGCCAACTCTTAAAGTAACAATAGCATTTTCAAATATTTGATCTGGTGTTAAGTTACTACCATATCCTGATGCTAATGACTGTGCAATGTCACCTAATTGTATAAAGTTTGCCGCACCTGCCGATACTGTATTTGTTATTGTTATTGTGTCTGTTCCAGGAGTATTAGTAAGAGAAATACCTGCACCTGCAGCTACATTTAATGTATCTGTTGCAGTATCAGCTTCAATATTACTTTGTCCTGCTACCGCAATAGTACTAAATGCATTTTGATTAGCTTCTCCTCCACCACCACCGGATACATCTGCAAATGATAATACACCTGAACCATTTGTTTGTAGCACTTGGTCTGCGGTGCCATCATTTACTGGAAAAATATATTGCGTAGTTCCGTTACTAAAAATTACGCCGCCAGCAGATTGTATTTTTACATTTG